CCAAAAAAGCCGATAATGAGAATGAGTATGACAATCTATCTCTAATAGATTATTCTTCTCCCTCTCCTGGTGCGCGCACGCGCGAGGAAGGGGAAATCCCGGAGGAAACGGGGATGGGTGGAATCACTGCGTGTGCTCAGGAAGCCCAACCCCGTAAATCCCCGGACGTAGCCCCCGAAAAAAGTTGCGCGAAAAAAGCCCCCCGAAAAGGTTGCGCGGAAAAGCTCCCCCCGGAACCGCCACCCGATGGCACGCTCGAATACGTCCCCGTGACGGCCATTGCGGAATATCTGGCGGGCGAGGACGTATGGCTCGAGGCGTTGTGCATGAACAAGCATCTTGACCGATCCTATGTCGAGCGGAAAATCCGCGAATACGCTGCCGATGTGCAAAATAGCGGCGAGACGGTCAAAGACAAGCGAGACTGCAAGAGGCATTTCAATAACTGGCTGCGCAAGAACCAACAGTACGAACAAGATCAACGAATCAAGAACCATGAGCGAAGTACAAAAAATCAACCCCCAGGCCCTGATGAGCTCGCTCGGGCCGTCGCCGAGGGAATCTATCGCGCTCACACTCGCCAAGAGTGGGAGTGAGGAAGTATCCGTACTTGCAGGGCCTCCGGCATCGGCGGCACATATCGCCACGGTGGTGCATAAACTGTCCGTATGTTTTCCGGATATGTCGAGTGAATTCTTCTCTATCCTTGCCGAGCGTATCGAGAAGACGGGAATGAGCGGGAAGCGGCTGGAATATGCCCTGAACAGGGTGCTGGACGCGTTCACGTACAAACGGCTGACGATCGCCGACATCTTGGGCATCGATGTGAAATGTCGGATTCTGACGTATTCCGCGATGTGCAATGAGGTGGCCCGGAACGGCGGCAGCACGGACGATTATGCTCCGATACGCATTAGCGGGGCCGAGAAGCCCGGATGGGTGCTCAAAGGAGACAAGGCGCGGTATAATATCCCGGACGAGTTATAATAATCACCATGACACGACACATCGAATCACACCTGCAACGAATGTGCGTCAGCTGGTTTCGACTCCAATACCCGGACATCGGGAAGCTCCTGTTCGCCGTACCGAACGGCGGCGCCCGGGGCCGCACGGAAGCCGCGATAATGAAAGCCGAGGGCGTAACGGCAGGCGTTACCGACCTTATCCTGCTGCTCGGACGTGGAGGCTTCAACGCCCTATGTATCGAAATGAAGACTCCCGACCGACGTTCCGTCCTATCGGACGCGCAAATCGAATGGCGTTCACTCGCAATCACGAACGGGAACAGACACGTCGTCTGCCGGACGATCGAGGAATTCCAGTCGGAAATACGTTGGTATTTAACCATGTGACACAACAACCATGAACAAAGAGATTAAAATATCGATCAAGAACCGCTGGACAGGTTCTATCCTTTTCGAGTATTCGAGCGTTGACAATACGCTTGCCAAAACGGTAACGGAGGCCTTGAAAGGCGGAGCCAACCTGCGCGGAGCCGTCCTGTACGGAGCCAAACTGCGCGGAGCCGACCTGCGCGGAGCCAACCTGTACGGAGCCGACCTGCGCGAAGCCATAGGTACATACATGGCTTGCCCCACCGATGGCAGTTTTATCGGCTGGAAGAAGGCTTCGGAATATATCGTGAAGCTGCAAATCCCGGAGGATGCCCGCCGCAGCTCTGCCGGAGGCGAAAAATGTCGCTGCGACAAAGCCTATGTGGTGGAGATTCAGAATGCTGATGGAACTAAAGCCGACATCGAGACAATTCATTCGACCCATGATGCGAACTTCGTGTATACGGTCGGCGCTACCGTCGAGGTCTCCGACTTTGACGGTGACCGCTGGAACGAATGCGCTCCGGGTATCCACTTCTTCATCGACCGCCGGGCGGCCGTGGAGTATTAACGGAGGACGTTATGAAAGTCATCGTCACCTTTTCGGGCGGAAAAGACAGCCTTGCGGCGAGCTATTACGAGTTGTTATGCGAATGACCATGAAATTACGAGTATTCACAAGTTTTTCCGGCTATGACAGCCAACTTATGGCCCTCCGGGACATAGGTGCGAATTACGAGTGCGTAGGCTGGTCGGAGATCGACAGATGGGCGATCAAAGCCCATAATGCAGTATTTCCGGAGTTGGCAGACCGAAATTACGGCGACATCACGAAAATCGATTGGAACGCCGTTCCGGACTTCGACCTGTTCACCTACTCGTTTCCGTGTACCGACATCAGTAGTGCTGGAGAACAGAAGGGCTTCGAAGAAGATTCGGGTACCCGGTCATCTCTGTTATGGGAATGCCGTCGGCCGATCGCGGCCAAGCGTCCTAAATTCCTGCTGATGGAGAATGTGAAAGCCCTCGTGTCGGATAAATACCGTCCGCTGTTTCTCAAATGGGAATCGTGGCTTCGCTCGCTCGATTATGTCAATTACACGGAAATACTCAACGCCAAAGACTACGGCGTGCCGCAGAACCGGGAACGTGTGTTTATGCTCTCCATTCTTAACGGATGCTGGTATGAGTTTCCGCATCCGGTTCGGTTGGAAAAGCGGCTGAAAGATGTGCTGGAGCTGGAGGTAGACGAGAAGTATTTTTTGAACGAGCGCGGGATAAATTACGTCAAAAAGAAGTTAGGGAAATATACGGCTATCAACGGTGAAGTGGCGATGTGTTTAACAGCGAAAGGTTGCGCAAATTGGACTGGTACTTTCATATCCGACAAGTCTATTCAGATCGGTGCGACAAAGGAAACGGACTGGAACCGACAGCAATACCGGGTATACGATCCGACCGGCATCAGCCCGACGATAACGACGAAATCGGGCGGCGGCCTCGAACCAAAAATCCTGATGCGGGGACGCGGCTTCAACAAAGGCGGCGAAGCGGATATTCCCGGAACGATTACAGGAAGTGCGTGGGAGCAGAACAATTTGCTGGACTATGCAGGCTGCATCCGCCGCCTTACGCCCCGAGAATGTTTGCGGCTGATGGATGTTTCGGACGGCGACATCGACAAGATACAAGCTGTGGGAATCAGCGATACGCAGCAATACAAGCTGGCCGGGAACAGTATCGTAAAGGCTCCGATGATGGGGATATTCAGGAATATGTTGAAATACGGACTATGCGAATAGGTTTGGTTGACATAGACGGGCATCATTTCCCGAATCTCGCGCTGATGAAAATATCGGCGTGGCATAAGGCGCAGGGCGACCGAGTGGAGTTCGCAGACCCGATGTTCGGGTGCTACGACCGGGTTTACATGTCGAAGGTCTTCACCTTCACGGCCGATTGTCCGGACATCTACCATTGCGAGGTAATCCGGGGCGGAACGGGATTCCGGGACTATGCGACGGTGCTGCCGGAAGAGGTGGAACACATCTGCCCGGATTACTCGCTCTATGGCGTCAGGGAAGCCTATGGTTTCCTGACCCGTGGTTGCCCGAACCGCTGCCCGTGGTGCATCGTTTCGCACAAGGAGGGAGCCATCCGACCGGCATCCCCGCTCCGGGAGTTCCTCGGCGACAAGCGTCAGGCCGTGTTGCTCGACAACAACGTGCTGGCGTCGGAGTTCGGATTGGAACAGATCGAGGAGATTGTCCGCATGGGGATCGCAGTCGATTTCAATCAAGGGCTGGATGCCCGGAGGGCGTGCGATGATCTCTACATCCTCGACCTGCTGGCACGGGTGAAATGGATTCGGCATATTCGGTTCGCCTGCGACCGTATGTCCCAACTGGAGGCGGTTACAAAGTGTGTCAAAGAGTTGGGGCGCCGAGGCATCAAGCCATATCGCATTTTCGTCTACTGTCTGATTCAAGATGTCGATGAATCATTGGAGCGGATCAACGCCCTACGCAAGCTGAAAGTCTGCCCGTTTGCCCAGCCTTACCGGGATTTCGATAATAACATCAAACCGACGAATGAGCAGAAACGATTGGCTCGTTGGTGCAATCACAAGGCTATTTTTAAGAGTGTTGAATTTAAAAATTACAAGAGATGAAAGATCAGGTAACAAGCATTGAGCAGCCGTTGCGTCTCGTGGATGGCAAGTTTATGCTCGGGGATATAAAACCTGAAATCGGCAATCCCAAACAAATCGCGCTTTTGCAGAAGATCGAGCGCGAACGTACACAACGGGAAAAGGATGCCAATGATGGCCGGTTGGATGTATACATTCATGTGGAAGATATTAAGTATAAAGTCGTCTGTGAGTTCAGGTGCATTTGCGGAAATGATATTCAGGCGAGGGGCATTAATTATACTGACGTTTGGGAAGATTTGGAATGCCCGGTTTATGAGGATGGGCCAATCATCTGCGATAAATGCTACCGGGAGTATGAGATTGATGGTTTACATGCAAAGTTGATTAAACGATGAAAACACGCCTACCGAAACGACTGCGGCGGGAGGCTGACAAGAAGTTAGCTCCAATACGCATGATACATCCGATTCATTTTTCGGAATTTGTTGAATGATGGAATTACCGGATGTATATGGCATACCGAGAGAACTTTATCCTCCGCCGCGTTGCGGAGCTAAAAGGAAATAGAAAATGAATACAAATGTAATGTTTTCAAGTGCAACAGATTTGTGGGCTACTCCACAGGACTTCTTCGACAAACTCAATGCGGAGTTTCATTTTACTCTTGACCCCTGCGCGTGTCCGGATAATGCGAAGTGCGCGAAGTTTTACACAAAACACGATGATGGGTTATTGCAGAATTGGGCCGGTGAAATTGTTTTTTGTAACCCGCCTTATGGAAGGAGTATTTGTGACTGGGTAAAAAAGTGCTATGAAGAATCGCGCAAGCCAGGAACAATCGTAGTCGCCCTTATTCCGGCCCGAACGGATACATGTTATTTTCACGAGTTTATTTATCGTAAAGCGAAAGAGATTCGATTTATTCGAGGACGGTTAAAGTTTGGCGGAGCGAAGAATAGCGCACCGTTCCCAAGCATGGTTGTAGTATTCTGATTTATGAGGTTAAAAGGAAAGAGAAAATGAAAATCAACAGGCAAATAAACGAATGTTATTGCGCCAACTGCCGAAAGTACGAAGAATGCCGAGCCAAAGGAGTATTCGACGAAGATCCGGGCTTCGACTTCTGCGTGAACTATGAGGATGTGAGCTATCCCGATGACGATAACGATGAAAACGATTGAGCCATGAAAAGCGAAAATGCAAAGGAATACATTACACATGCCACGTGTACGGCACAAGAGTATGCTGAAAGATTCGGAGGGCGCGAGTTGGTCGTGTCAAGATGGGATGTGTCTACCGCTATCGAACTTGCCGAGCAGGATGCCGAGATGCGAATGCGTGAGAAAGCGATTAAAGCGTATTGCAGCGAATGTGCATGCTATGAAACGGGGGCCTGCGCATTAGACCCCGACAAATGTGCGACAAAACTACTTTTTGTCCAAAACATGACCGAGGAATGAAAAACTTTTTGATTGATGGTATTTGGCAAGGACCGCCGAATGGGTTCGACGTTAGAGAATGGCTCAATGAGGTTGTCGCCTATTCGGGTCTTGACGAATACCTTCAACCTACTGGAGTTATTCGTCGGTTTCAGAAGATAGAGCGAGTGCGCCGCAATGGCCGAGGCCGGGGCAAGACCGTCGAGGCTATTGCCGCGGAGATCAACAGGACAAACAATCTAAAACGACAAGAATAGGATGAAATTCACCACCCCGTGCTTTGTCCGCGTCGAGGATGCGGAGAAGCGGAAAGAACTGGCTGTGTGGCTGTCGAGTATAGGCCGGTATGTATCTCCTGCCGTCACATCAAGCGATTATCATAAAGACTGGGTAATAGTTACGGAACCTTACGATCCTGATTTGGATGGTTATGTTGGTATTTGGGCTAAGACACCCAAATCACCAGCATTTATTGACTGTGGCGAAAACATCGAGCTGTTCAAGGCGCTGGCGGCGATGAACGATGAGAATTACAACGAGCAGTATTTTGTTACCGAGTTAGCCGGGAGTTCGTATTGTGTGCACAAAAATCGAAATACAAACCTTGCTTATTCTCTTACTTGCCGCAAGGCCACGGTCGCAGAGATTATCGAATATTTCAAAAAGAGTGAAAAATAATACGATATGGCTTACTTTATTACAGAGCCTTTAGCTGGCAGCGACGATGTAGTTGTGTCGGTTTATAAGAATACGGGAGAATATGTCGGGAATATCATTTACGACAGGTATAAATGGAGGATGTTGTCTGATGATGCCAGAGATGACGTTATTCGAAAGTGTTTCGGCGATAAGAAGTGGATTTGGTGAAATGAGCGAGCTATGACGATATTTAGAATGCGCATACAGGGATGCGGGTGTAATAGCTGTGAACGCAATATGTATCGAAGATATTTGTCCGTGTGCATATTGGGGCGTTATTACGAGTTCTTTAGATTCCGAGGGGTTTGCAAAGACTGCAACTCCCCGTTCTGAAAAAATAGCGAGATTCTCGTAAAATCTCGAAAAAACTGTAAATATCTTTAAACACTTTAAAGAACTTGAAACATGGAAACGATTGAGGAAAGAGCACGAGAATACGCGAACCAATACCGACGAGATGTGCATGACTTGAAAGAGGAGTTGCCGCCTATTGAAAAGGTTGTGTTAGTAAAACTCAACTTCGGAAGAGGTTATGCGTTAGCAGACCGGGGTGACGAGGGGTGGTGGTACGCCGATTCCGAAGAATGGGAAATATCGGATGAGCAAGTCATCGGCTGGCGCGAGATTCACGAATAGAGCTATGGATATTCTAACTCCACATGACGGCCTCACGAACGAGAAGATTTGCAAGGCGCAGATCGAAGCCGTCGAGAAGAAACAGAACGAATACAAACTGATCGGTCGTTTGACGAAGGTCCCCGGTCACACCCTTTACAAGTTCAATGCGACTACGCGAGAGGCTTCGAAAGCCGAAATGCGAACCGAGATAACACGCCAATACGATCCTGATACGGATACGGTTATCCGCCATGTCAAATCGGACGTGAAGGTCGAAAAGGACTGCTACTACGAACAGGCGTTGAACATGAAGAACTTCATCAAGCGCCTGCGCCGCCAGGGAATCATCGGGGCGGACGAGAATGTGAAAATCGTAAAATGAGATCGTTATGAGAGAAATTAAATTCCGAGGCAAGCGCCTCGACAACGGGGAGTGGATATACGGTTCGTTATTGGTTAGTCATTTCAAAGACGATAAAAAAGAACGATATTTCATCACTCAATTTTCCGGTAATTATACTTTCGAACATGAGGTTGATCCCAACACCGTCGGCCAGTTCACGGGGTTGAGAGACAAGAACGGCAGGGATATTTGGGAGGGGGATATATTCAAAGAAGACGGTAGCGGAATTGTGCGGTCAGTCTTCCGAGTGCCCGGCGGCCTTGCTTTCGAGGATAATCCTGTGTCGTTCGGCTATGACCATAGAGCGCCAGTATATCCGTATTCTTCCATTGCTGAAATGCAAAGCGTATCATGGTTATCGCAATGTTGCGAAGTCATCGGCAACATCCACGACGATCCGGAACTACTTAAAACTGAATAAACCATGAAG